CCACTAAACAACTTAGGGTTCTGGCCTCTTCATATAATATACTTCGGGTGTCGGACGGGCTGGCCGGGCTGATGTATGAGTAGGGAGGTCCATAAATTCAATAGAGTTCCACTACGTGAAATTTATTCATTTTATGGAGGTCGCTACGCGGCCTCGCCCCCTCATTTTTTTAGACCCAAAAGGTAGGGAATGGCCGGCCGCCAGGTTCTTGCTCAGCTCGGCCGCAACGACGTCGTCCTTTCGGGCCAGCCGGACATTACATATTTCAAAGAGGAATACAGGGCCCAGGGTCTCTTTGCGACTCGTGTCATCGATGTTCAGTTTGAGAGCCCGCCCGCCTTTGGCTCTGACGTGACCGTCGATCTGCCCCTGAACGGCGACCTCATCACGGCCATGTACGCGCGCTTTGACATTGCCGCACCCCCCGGCACCTCCTTCTACGACTCTGCCGGTGCCCTCATGATCGAACGTGTGGAGCTCTACACGGGCTCGCAACTCATAGAGCGTCTCTGGGGTGAATACATCACTCTCATCAACGAAGTTGAGGTGCCCGCGGGCCAACAGGGCGGCCTCACGAATCTCATAGGCGGGACCCTTCTGACCGGCACGAACGCACCCCTTAGCCGGTACACCGTCCCCCTGCGCTTCTCGTGCCTGGAGCACGGCCTCCCGTGCGTCCCCGGCCTCAAGTGCCGCGTCATCCTGCGCATCCCGTCGTTCTTCAGCCCCTCGGGCGACGTCCACATCCCCCTCACTTTCAAGCTCCTCACGGAGTACGTGTTCCTGGGTCAGGCTGAGCGCGAGTTTATAAGCAAGCGCGGCCCCACCATCTACCTCGCCGAGAATGTGGAACGGGCCCGCTTCATCGCACCGGCCGGCACCTCCAACGTCCGGTGCGCCACAAACTTCCTCCACCCCGTCAAGGAGCTCTTTTTCACCATCCAGAATCAGGGGGCTAATGGATTCGATTACTATCTCGACTCATCGAACGTGAACGGCCTCTCCAACCTCAACCAGCTCCAGTCGATGGGCATGTATTTCAACGAGGCTCAGCGCCTCGACCCCGTCATAGGGACCTACCTGTTCCTAGGTACGGCCCAATTCATAGAGAATCATACACGTGTGCCGAGCCGCCCCTTCTACATGTACTCGTTCTCACTGGACCCCGAGTCTCCCAGACCCTCGGGCGCCGTCAACTTTGGCCGGATCAAACATCAGTACTTTGATTTTTTCATGGCTCCCAGTGCCCAGAGCCGCGTGGTGTCCATATGGGCACGGTACTACCAGTTCCTCGAGGTCACGGGCTTCAAGTCGGCTCGCGTCCTTTTCGACAACATGGATGAAACTGGCCAAAGTTCTTTTATTTCTTAAGAGCAATGGATGACGTGTTCCTGCCCGTGCTCGAGTCTGCCATGGTCATAGCAGGTCACTACGCCAAGGCGTGCGGGCGGGACTGTGTGCTCGCACAGGACGTGTGTCTCGGGCTGAAGTTTGCAGCCCGGCACGTCGTGGGTAAACAGATTGGTTCTTTCTTTCCTGAGATCTATGAAGAGTCGGAGTCGGAGTCCGGGTCCGAGAGTGAGAGTGAGAGCGAGTCCGAGGAGCCCACATGGTCCCGCTACGAAGGGCCCGACGAGAAACTTCGCCTCGTCAACGAGTGTGCGGACACGTGGGACGCGTGGGAGCCCGAGACGCCCGCCGAGCGCATACTCAAAGGTGCCGTGGAGAAGGCGGCGCTGGCTGTGTGATTTTCCCCAAAGGGGAAGAGGAGTGTTTTGCAAACCGGACCACTCACCCTCCACAAACAATAAACTTTTCTAAAATTCTGTTTTTTTTCAGACTGATTTGGAAAATAGAATAATACTCCTCTTCCCGATCGGGGAAAGTTAAAAAAAATAGACCAGGGAATAATAGATATGAAATGCGAGGTTGACTGGTGCCAAGACCGTCCGTGCCCTCCGTCGGTCCGGTGCCGTCACCACCTCGAGGACGGCCCCGCCCTAAAGTTTTTACCCAGGAACGTTGGGGAGGGGGGGTCCCCGGGCCCTCAGGGGAAATTTTTTATGTTGGTGACTGACAAGGATGGCAACGATCAATTGTCCGAAGTGTCAGAAGGTCTTCACGCATGCCAAGTACCTATCGAAGGCTAAAGAGCATCTCGATAGGCATCTGGCACGCAAGAACCCATGTGACGGCTCGGCGACTGAGTACGTGTACGAGCGCCGGCGCTCAGGGACGGCGCCCAACATCGAGACTCTGGACCTCACGGGACTCGTCGAGGCTCTCGATGGAAACATACGGTTCTGTCACGTGACGAGTTTCGTGTTTAGGTTCCTCAATGACCGGAACAAGTTTGCAGTCGTGCCGAACGTCAAGGTGAATGAAGTTTTCTATGTGTCAGACGGGTCGTTGATGTGCACAAGGGTATCGGAGTTCGTGATCGAGTTCTGGCACAAGGTCATGGTCACGCAGGTCAACCCCGTGCTTCAGGCGCGGTGGCCGCGGTTCGCAGAGTGGCGGGCCTGGCTCGCGAATAATTACGTTTTCACAAATATGAAATTGACCCAAATCAATATATTTCTGGCCTCGGACGTGTACAAACAGATGAAGTCCGCGATTCGGGGCCACCTCAAGACGATGACACGTGAAGAGAGGTTCAGGACCAGGTCAAATATGGGGAGCGACGAGGCCGAGCATCGGAGGGTCGCGTTCCAAACGGTCGAATGATTACCCCCGAAAATCATATGGAGGGGCCTGAGCCCTGGGACCCCCACGACTGCGCACCGTGGGTGCCGATCCAGGACCCCGTTCCATTTTCAAAAACAGAATTTAAAATTTTTAAAATTTTAGATTCTGAGGAGGATGAGGAGGACGAGCCGATGTTTGACAAGGTCAGGTGGTCGGCCATCCCGGACGAGAGTGACTTTGAGGAGGAATAAGGGCGTCCGAAGGACGGCCGCCGCGGCGCAGCCGCTTGTATGAGACCCCTAGAGATCCATGGAGCCGTGCTTCGCACCAGTTCATGGATCTCTAGAAGCGGCTAGCGCCGCGGCGGGGTCCTCCAGACCCCTAGAAACTTTTTCGACGCCCCTAATATAATGGACTCTCTTGCCGTTGTTACCCCAGGACTCGTGCTCAACGCCATCGCCCTCTCGTGGATCCTCAGCCTCGAGCGCAAGGGGTGCCAGTGCGGTGCCGATTGGCGCCGTCAGTACCTGAAGTACTGGTACGTGTTCGCTCTGGCTGCACCGCTGCTGTTCGTCGTGATCAAGGACGGCAAGTACCTGATGCCGTTCGCGGGCCTCCTCGGCGTCGCAGGCCTGCTGGCCTTTGGCGCGCTCGTGAGCTTCCTGTGGGACATCGAGAGCCGCCCGTGCGAGTGTGCCCAGGACTGGCGTGAGAAGCTGGTGCTGCTGACGACGGCGCTCGGCATCATCGGCGCGGTGGCCGGTGGCGTGATGGCGGCGAGACGCTCTTAGGCCGCTCCAGAGAGTTTCATGGATTTCACCGAGTCGTGCTTCGCACCGGACGCGGTGGAATTCATGGAGTCCAGGGTCTCTCACCAGGGGCCTACGGCCCCGAGTGACTTTTTTTCCCCGCCCCTAGTATAAAATGGCCAGCACCCTTGTCTCCGCAGCTGTCGAGGTTGAGTCCTTCGCCCTGAACGCGATCGTTGGCTCCCTGTTCTTCACGGCCAGCCTGTCCATCCTGGACCTGGTCCGCTTCTGGGTCAGCATGCTCATCCAGGTCCCCAAGAACACCGGCTCGTTCTTCCTGATCACGGCCCTCCTGACGACCCTCCTGGCCGTCCTGGGCTTCATGCTGATCAAGTTCGCGGCCCGCAACGTCACGATCCAGAAGCCTACGGCAGTCTACGCCGTAACCAGATAAGCCTGTTTACGCTGCGTAAAGGTCCTGCACCGGGTTAGGCCGTATGAACGTCTTGTAACCCCAGAAACCCAATAACAAAAGTAAAACGAGGATGAATATCGTCCACTTGCCGAACGGCGTCTTTTTGGGCGGCGGGGGCGGTGGCGGCGGCTTGGCCTGCTCATCAAGCATGCGCTTGATTTCCAGTTCCCCAAGTCGTCGGCTCATGTCCTTCAGGTCCTCCTGCTCCTCTTCAGATTCGCGATCCCGAATGTGAAGTCTGAGAACGAATGCGTTCGTGTCCCAGCCCCTGAAGTTTACTGGATTGCCAGACTTGTCGACCCACCGGACCGTCAGACGCTGCAGGCTTGCGATGGGCTCGGGATACGTCACAGACACCGAGTAATCCTTGCACTCGTGGAAATTCTTGATACAGGCCGAGCCTACATCCATCATGACGGGGGCAAAGTTGCGGTTGGCGTTCGACCCTGTGATCGTGCCGTTCGCGCCGGTGATGGCGCCCGTGTCCACGTGACTGGGGGTCCTGAGCTCGTCGATGTCCAGAAAGATGTATTCGTTGAGAGACATATCAACGAGGGTGCTGGACCTGAGGATGTACTTGGTGGCGTAGGACGGGTCAGTAGGTCCTGCGAGGGCTGACGTGTGCGTCGTGCCCCGGGAAAGGCCGAGCATCTTGGAGAGTTCGGCCGAGTGTATGAAGATTGTGAAAGGGGTGGTGGAGCTGAAGAGAAAGTGGCCTTCGTCTGGGAGGTACTCGAGGGTCAGGGAAGTGGTGGTGAGCGCCTGCGCCAACCCGTAGACCGAGTAGAACCCTGGATTCATGGAGACGTTACTCGAATTGATGCTGATTACGTTGGAGCCTGCAGTCATGTTGAAGACGGTATTCGGGACGCGCGCACTGACCAGGTCGACACGCTCAATGTCCTTTATCGGCGTGGTCAGGTGGATGACGTAGCTGTTCCCTGAGGGGTACAGTTGGACGTCACGGTTCTTGGAGTCTGCGAAGAGCAGTCTCTGAGTGCTCATTCCTGAATTAGGTTGGGAATTTTAAAGGCCTGCAGCGGCGAGTCTCTCGGTCAGCATTTCTATAGTCGTCTGTTGGCTCTTCACGAGCGCGTGAAGTTCCTTGAGTCCCCCGAACCCGACCGCCATGAGGTAGTCGTGATTTAGGAGGCGTGAATCGTCAACCTCGGGACCCACGACGAATAGTTTGTCCTTCGGGACCTTTTCGAATTTAACTTCCAAATTGTCGGCGTCAATGACCCGGACGATATCGATCTTGGTCTTGCCGTTTTCCAGGTCCACGACCTCGAGCTTCTTTTCGGTCGTTAGGCCGTGGTTCGTCACGGTGATTGTAGATTCGG